CCCATTAGGGCAATCAGGCGCATATCTAATAATCCCTGATTTTGAATTTTAATGTATTTCATATCTATATTATATTAACGATTTTACAACTTCTTAATCCCTTTGCCTCGCAATCATAATACAAAAAGCTATCTGCTGGCGTTGGTCTTCCTGACCCTTTGCTTTCATAATGAAAGTTAAGTGTACCTACCGCATCTCTGATTGTACCGTCAACTTTACGGTATTGGAAAGCTACGTTGCCGACTAGCATTTTTGCACGAAGCTTAAAAACCTTCCAGGCATGTTTTAGAGCATCTCCGAATGTAGCGAACTTATCCTTGATTGAGTGCGCTAACTTGAATAATTTTGATTTGTTCATATCTATATCTTTTTGTTTTCTGTTGTAAAGATAAGGATTATATTTTAATAATCAAAATTTATTTTAAAATTCTTTGATATTAAAAAAATATCCGTACATTTGTAGGACCAGCAATGGGGCTGGCAATAAAACTGAAATAATATATGGAATTTAAAGGAACAAAAGGTAAATGGGAAGTTAAAAAAGTGGCTAACCAAAATTGGGTTTGGGCAAATGTAAGAGGTGGTGAATGCTTGGCTAAATTTTCAGATATAGAAGAGAACAAAGCCAACGCCCAATTAATCAGCAAAGCTCCTGAAATGCTTGATTTTATAAATAGAATATCAGGCGAAATGCTTAGAAACGACTTTGTACTAGATGAAAGATGGTACGACCAAGCTAGAGAACTAATCAAATCAGCAACAGAACTAAAATAACAATGACACACGAAGAAATTTTAGAACAAACAAAAGCCGAATTGGATAGGCTCGTTTCCGAGGCGAAACGAAAGCTTGATAAACTTGCAACTCCTAAATTGGAGGTAGGTAAATGGTACAAGGATACCGAGGAAGGCAGTAGGTTGTTGGTGTACCCCACTGATATAAGAAGTAACGAAATTGTAGGCTATGGGTTTGGTGTTTTTGGGGATTGGAAGGCGCCAAATACAAAGTTTTATTCAGGAAATATGGAGAATGCGTACCGTTTTCTTGTTGAAGCCACTCGCCAAGAAGTAGAGGACGCTTTGGCGTTGGAGGCTAAACGGAGGGGTATTGTTGAAGGCGTTTCGGTGATTGATTTAGACGATAGAAAAGGTTTTTTATTAAAAGGCGGAACATACCTTTTAAGCTTCGCATCTAACAAATTATTCGCACATGGGGCAACTGTATTCAAAGACGGAATTTGGGCTGAAGTAATTAAAGAAAATCGAACAACATTAGACCAAGATATTAAGGCACTCAAGGAAAAGTACCCGAATTTAAAATTTACAATCACAGTAGAAGACAATTTATAATATTATGAAAATCACGAAAGAAACAATTAAAGCGCTCGATATTAACGAGCAGATACAAGACAGGACCGACGACAAGAATTACGTACAACGCATCAGGAACTACGTTCAACAATTAAAGAGCGACACCCACGACTATACGGTTATATATAGAAAGGGTGTTGTTACCGTTACACGCATTGAGGATACTACCCGCTTGCTTGACGTTCTGAACGCCATGAAGCCTGGAGAGGTGATCCACCCAGCCCCGAGTACAAGGTATAGGAATGTGCATGCTGTTTGTTCCTATATAGATAAGAACAGATTCAAGGTGACAACTGTCACACAAGTTGAAAAACTTTTTTAAAATAAATTTTGTTTTTATTGGGATAGTGCTTATATTTGCATTAACAAACAAAAAAGGAATAGATATGAACACTTACACAACATCCAGAGGAATTGAATTTGAACTAGAAGTAATCGAGGTTGGTTACAAACACATCATCGTACAGGCAACATGTGAAGAAGGTAGTAATACTTTCGTTATTGACTTCTTTTACCCTATCAAAGAGGATGATGCATTTTACGCGGAACTGTTAGAAGGTAATACGAGTCGATTAACAGATGAGGAACTTACAGAGGCTATGTCTTGGGTTGACGGGGTTACGGTTAGCTTCATTACAAGCGAGCTAGCTAAGGTTTGTGTAGCTAAATCGAATGTTGAAGAATATTGGTCGCTTAACATCTTCTACCATGAATGCGTTTCAGCAAGCGTTCATATAATGAAAGTGACACAGAACGGGGGATTTGAATGCGTTCAATCATTCCACGCTAGTGGCGAAACAGAAATCAAGGAGTTAATTTATAAATTGAAAAAGTAGATATGAGTAACAAGGTTCAGATTAAGAAAAGTAAAGCTCCTACCATTCAGGAGCTTTACGACAACACGGATTTAGCGATTAAGCACGATGAGTTGAACGTCTTGCTTTCACAAAATCCGCCTGCACAATGGATTAAAACAAACAAGTACGCAAACAACTCGAAATATCTACCTATAGACAAGGTAGAGTGGCTGTTGCGTAGGATTTTCAAAGAATTTAGGATTGAGATAACGGGGCAAGGAGTGGCGTTTAATGGCGTTTGGGTTACGGTTAGGGTACACTACAAGCACCCAGTAACAGGCGAGTGGGAATATCATGACGGTATTGGCGCTCAAGAGCTACAGGTGAAGTCGGGGAGTAGTGCTGCGGACTTGGCAAATATCAATCGCAATGCTATCAGTATGGCGTTTCCGATAGCGAAATCATACGCCGTGAAAGATGCCTGCGACCATTTCGGTAGTGCATTTGGGGCTAACCTTAATAGGACGGAGGTAATGCCTTACAACCCTGATGAAAAGCTACAGGATGTTAAGCGCCAAAAGGAGACAGACCGTTTGCGCAGGCTTATAGATGCGGCTGAACGGGAGCAGGATTTAGTGGCGTTGGCTGAACACGTGGAGGCGATGGCGGATGATGAGCTAACGGAGTTTTTCAAAAACAAAGAGAAAGGATTGAAGAATGGTTAAGGTGCCACAATTTAAAATCAGATGCTCCGCCATTAACCGCATTATGGCAGGCACAATCGGTCTTACCGATGCGCAAAAAGCAACATTGCAAGACCTGGAATCACGGGCAAAGGGAACGCATCCAAAAGGGTTTAAGCTAACGGATAACATGCGCATCCAGCTTGCCGAGCTTATCCATAAGCGGGATAATCCTGAATTGCCTGAAGGTGCTAAAACGTATTGCAAGGAGTGGCTTAAACAGACGCTTTACGGGCGTCGGGAGCAGGTCAAGTCTAAGTATATCGAGAAGGGACATTCTACTGAGGAGCAAGGGTTTACGGCTATGGCTGTACAGCTCAAACTTGGAATGGTATACAAGAATGAAGAATTTAGAGAGGATGAATTCATCATGGGTACTTGCGACCTTGACCATGCGGCGAGTGATACCGTCTTCGACAATAAATCATCGTGGTCATTAGACCAATTTCCGATGTTTGAGAAGGAAATACCAAACAAGGACTACGAGGCGCAGATACAGGGATATATGCACTTATGGAAACGAAAGCATGGCGCTGTTGTGTACACGCTTAATGACATTGATTTAGACCAGTTGGGACATTTGATGAAGCCTTGGATGAGTGACGATGAAAAGCAGGAAGAGGCGTTGAACCTTATATACACCCGTAAGGCGTGGGATGAGGCTAAGTCCCGGTACTTCCCGTCTGCGAAGGATATTGACTTCATCGAGATACCGGAAAAGGATAGGGTAAAGCCGTTTTACTTCGATTACGATTCGGAGTTTATTGCAAAGGTTCAGGAAAGGGTGAAATTATGTAGAATTTATATTGAAAGTTTGTTATCATGAGCGACAAAGAGAAGATAAACGACCTTTACATTCGCATTCGGGATTTTAAATTTCCCGAGTGCGATAACGAAGATATGAAGCAGTTAGTTTCGGAGGTCAAAGAGGGGTTTAAAATTATACTAAAAGGGATTAAGGATGGCACAAAAAAAATTAGTAAGGATAGGAACAACATTAGGCAGAGTAATAACGGGTTATGTTGACATACCAATGTCATACGACTACTTCAATGTGTTTATCATAAAAATTGAAAGCCCTAACAAAAACGACTGGAATAGCGGTGAAAAGGTTAAAATTAGCAAAAAAATTGTAGAAAAAATAGAATATTTGGAAGATGACAATTAAAGAAGCATTGGAAAAGGTTGCTGAATTTCAGAAGGGAGGTCAGCAGACGGTGAACGATAGCCCTACGATACTCCCTTATTCAGAAGTAGATTTTCGTGACACCCTTATCCGGGAGGAAATCAAAGAAACATTCAAGGCAGGATTAGACGAAAACCTAGTTGAAGTCTTAGACGGTCTATGTGATATTGCATACGTGCTTTTCGGAACCGTCAACGCCTACGGGTTACAGCACGTTTTCGAAGAAGCGTTTGATCGAGTTCACGAAAGCAATATGTCTAAGCTCACAGGGGGCAAATTGGTAAAAGACAAGCTAACGGGAAAAGTTTTGAAGCCCGACACTTTCAAAAGAGTATATCTGGAGGATTTGGTATAATGTCAAAGAAAACAATAGAGTTAACAAAAGAGCAGGCGCAGGAGATGTATTACAACATCAACAGCTACTTCCTATTCTTGCAATGCGCGGAGAATGTTGACAAGGTTTATTTCGATAGGCTCAAGTTCTGGAATCCCGTGCTAAACAATCATTTGAGGAGGGCAAGACAATCGATTAGCGAGCTTATGAAGGAGTTTAACAAGAGTTTCAAAGCAAAGGATGTTGATTTAATTCACTACGATGCGCCAGCGGAATTATACGAAGCTATGGAGTATTTGAGCAGGCTTCATCCTGATAAAATAAGAGAAATAACACAATTAATCAAAAATCAAAATCAATAACAATGGCAGAAAAGCAATTAACAGGCTCTATTGAGCTAACAAAATTGGTGTCGGTTATCACGACAAGAAAAGGTAAAAATGGCGATGTAAAAGGCGTATTCATCCCTATTGAGCACAACCATTTAACGGAGAAAGACGGTCGCGTCTTTATGGACATTCGTATGATAGTCCGTGATGAAAAGGACAAGTTCGACCAAAATGGATTCATAAGCAAGGGTATCCCAAAAGAGGTTTACCAAGAAAATAAAGACGACAAAGACAAGCTGAAAGAGTTACAGCCTATTTTGGGTAACGTCAAGGATTGGTCGACGCCATCGGGAGGTAGTTCCGAACCAGCTCCAGAGGTTAGCGAGGATGAGGACTTACCTTGGTAGCACAAAGAGAGGGTTTTATCCCTCTTTTTATTTTATTTTAAAATAAATTTCCTTATATTAGCGTCAGTAAACAAAACAATAAAGATATGAACAAGAAAGCAAAGCAAAGACCATTAGACAAATGGAAATCCACGGAAACGCTCAACAAGGGCGAAGCCAAGCTAATGCACAATGAAGTTGTTTTTCCTACCCGTGCGCCACGAAAGGAGAGAAAGGTGGTAGTGGACCATAAGACGTGGCTATACGTAAAGGAAGATGATAAAAGGACGGATGAGGAAATTAGAAAGGATTTTTTTAAAAGGATATCGTGATGAAAGACTATAAAGAGTTTTTAAAATCAAAAGAGATACATTTTAGCCATTCAGGTTTTGATGTAAGCGAAAAATCATTAAATCCGTTGCTTAAGGATTTCCAAGTTTACGCTGTTAAAACCGCACTCCACAAAGGCAAGTTTGCATTTTTCTTTGATTGTGGATTAGGAAAGACTTTTTGCCAGTTAGAGTGGGCGCATCACGTTACCCGACACACTAATTCGCCAGTACTTATCCTTGCACCATTAGCTATCGTTCAGCAGACTATTGACGAAGGAGAAAAGTTTGGCATAGACGTGTATAAGTACGATTACGAATGCACTCCCCGTGCTAATGAGCCTGGTATTTTCATAACGAATTACGACCAGCTTGTAAATATTGACACATCGGTATTTTCGGGCATTGTGTTAGACGAAAGCTCTATACTTAAAGGTCGTGACGGCAAACTATCGTCTTTGATTATTTCATCATTCAGAAACACGCCTTATAAATTAGCTTGTACAGCTACACCGTCACCAAATGACCATATGGAATTAGGACAGCATAGTGAATTCTTGGGCGGCATGACGTACTTAGAAATGCTTGCAATGTACTTTGTCCACGATGGCGGAGAAACTTCTAAATGGCGACTTAGAAAGCATGCAGAGGATGATTTCTGGAAATACGTATGTACGTGGTCAATGGCGATAGATACGCCAGTAACATTAGGCTTTGACGGGTCGGGGTATGATCTTCCAGAAATAGAATACATAGAGCATATCATCAATGTTGAGAATAACACTCAAACACTATTCGGAGATGTTGCGGTGAGTGCAACAGATTTGCACAAGGATTTAAAGAGGTCTTTTGATGAGCGCATTAAAAAAACTTTAGAATTAGTAAATTCAAATAATGAGCAATGGATTATTTGGGCATTGAGCAACGCTGAAACCGACACGCTAAAAAAATTATTGCCCGAAGCCGTCAACGTTCAAGGGAGTGACAAAGCTGAATTCAAGGCAAAGCACCTTAACGGTTTTGCAAAGAATGAATTTAGAACGCTGATAACAAAAACATCAATTGCGGCAATGGGGATGAATTACCAGAATTGCCACAACATGGTATTTACCTCATACGACTTCAAATTCGAGCAATTCTACCAAGCAGTAAGGCGGTGTTATAGGTTTGGTCAGAAGCATAAGGTTAAAGTTCATTTGCTTGTACCAAGTTCGCAAATCAACGTTCGGGCTACAATTTTGGAGAAGCAGGAAAACCACTTCAAAATGATTAAGCAAATGGCAAAATATTCAGCATTCAACGATTACAAGAAGAATAAGCCTGAAAGAGAGTATAAAAAAGCAATAATTCAACTACCAAAATT